TCTGCGGTGGATATTGCGGTTGCTGCATCTGCGGTGGATATTGCGGTTGCTGCATCTGCGGTGGATATTGCGGTTGCTGCATCTGCGGTGGATATTGCGACGGGTACTGGGGCTGCACCTGCTCGTAATTTGCCACGGATGGCCTCCTTAAATAGAAAGTCTAGGTGAACCTTGTTCCTGGTATCGAATTGCAAAAGTACGCAACAGATCTTTTTTTGCGCGAAAACCTTCCAAAACCGCAGAGGCCGCATTATAAGCTTCCTCTGCGCGCTCCTGTTCTATGTAATATTTTGTATATTCCGGATCTGCCCGCACCGTTTGATCCACAAACTCCTTAGTCGGGCGCTTCTCCCCCGCGCCCACCGCCTCCTCCATAATCTGGAGCGACCTAGAATCCCGCCAGACTCGGTAATGCCGTTCCGCAATCTCCCAAACCCGTTTTGCCTGCGCCGTCAATCGCCCCCACTGCAAAATATGTATTGGCAACTGCTCTATCTGGGCAACTAACTGGTCTTCTCGGATCACAAGATCCGCGCAAATGCGGCCATCAACTTCATACCAAGGCTGCGTAGTCCCATCAACGAGAACTCGATATATATTCCATTTTGGCAAATTCTGTAACCGTTGAATAATCGCGTCCAACTCCAAAGTTCTAGCCACGTGCGCCCCCTCAACTTGGAAGTTTTTTCTTTTCCGCCCAATTTGTTATGGAAAATTCCCCGTCAACCACGATTGGAATGGGCGCGAATTCTGGAAAATTTTCCATCATCCGTTTGACCTCACCCGCAACCGCAGTCAAAGCCTCGACCCGACAATCGATCTGAATCTCGTCGTGAACCGTCGCAACAATATAGGCAGGCAATTTTTTCGCACGGAAAAAATTCGAAATCCGCACCAGCGATTCCTTCGTCAATTCCGCCGCCGTTCCCTGGATCAAAGTGGCAATTGCCTGCCTTTCCGCCTCACCCCGCTCTTTGCGATCATCCCGCCGAAGCATCGGCAAACGCCGAGGGCGACCAAACAAATTTTGGAAAAAACAATTCCGCTCGCGCACCTGCTGACAAAAAATCGGACGAAAACGCGCAACACCCTGATAACGATCAAAAAAGCGTTTCAGAAAATCCTCGGCCTCGGGTAAATCAATCTTGGCCTGCCGACTGAGCCCAACCGCCGACATACCGTAAGACAACCCAAAATTAATAACCTTAGAAATTCGTCGAAAAGCTTTTTCCTTCGTCCCAAAAACCTCCAAACTCGTCCTGGAATGGATATCCTCGCCCCGCTGATACGCCTCGACCATGATCGGATCTCGGGTATAAAAAGACAGCACACGAAGCTCAATTTGGCTGTAATCAAAAAACAAACGCAGCCACCCAGGACCGCGCGTGCAATACGCCCGCCGGATCGACCAAGGATCAATGCCGCCGTCCTCCAAACTCTTCCCAGAATGCTTAATAGACCTGGAATTGCTATCAGCCGGTTGATTCTGGAAATTAGGATTTCGACAAGAAAGGCGCCCCGTATCCGTTCCGACCTGTTGAAAATCGGGATGCAAAAAATTTTTTGAATCGAGGCGCTGCAAAATCGATTCCGTGTAAGTCGATCGCAATTTCTCCGCTTCGCGCCAATCCAGGATCAACGGAACAATCGGATGCTGATCCGCGAAAGATTCCAAAACTTCCCGATCCACCGATAACTGGTTCGTTGCAGTGCGCTTCGTCAACTGGCAACCGCAACTGATCAAAATTCCGCGGACAACCTCATCCCGCGATAATTCTGGAGGACGCCCCAATTGTTTAGCGATATGATCCTCAATACCCTTCTGGTACCCCACTAATTCCTTGCGCAACTTCTCAAGATACTCCACATCAATCAACATTCCGGCCTCTTCTGCGCTCGTCAAAATCCCCGTCAGATCCATCTCGGTTTTCCAGATCCGATCGAACATCGTCGAAATTCCAGTGCGCAGATAGAGTTTATAGAGTTCGTAGGTGTACTCAACATCGAGACAAGAATATGTGCCACACAAACCGATGCCTACTTGCTGGTACCCAAACCGATCCCGATACTCAGTAATCCCCAGCTTGTTGCGCTTCGCTAGACGCTTGATTGCCTCCTTCAACAACTGCTCATGGTGCCCCGCATCCAAGATGCCCAAATCGGTTTGAGCGCGCTCCTTCAAGGCAGCCGACCGATTCTCATCATAAAGGCGGGCCGCAATCATGGTATCAAACCGGGGGCCATCGAGAACCCAGCCTTCACGGCGTAAAATATGCTCATCAAACTTAATATTGTGAGCTATCTTTAATTTATCGCTGCTTAAAATTTCCCCAACATCCTTATAAATATGCAGCAAAGATAGCTGGTTCTCACCTGTGTCATGACGAACCGGAAAATAAAACGCGCGAAGAAAAATACCACTTGAATCCTGATCGACCCCACCAAGGCACAAGCCAACCAGCTCTGATTTATCGAACCAGCGCAAACCCGAGGTCTCGGTATCAACAACCACAACTGGCGACATTTTGAGAAAATTAAAAGCCCTCTCGCACTGAGGTGCAGACGCCACTATTTCGTGGCGCGCATTCGATGTTTTTAACTCCAGTGGTAGAGAGAGTTGAATCAGCATTAAATTTTCCCAACCACCCGTTCTAGCGCTACTCGATCATCGACGCCGGATATTTGCAAAACACGCGCGCTAGCCAAATCCTCGGGAGTCAATTCAACCACGCCCGCCTCGCCAGTTCGTTTGGGTCGCAATTTAATCCACTTACCAACATGAGGGCTCCAAAAATGAAGTTCCATTAATCGCACATTTTCCGTTGTGATCAACGCGGGATAATCAGGGCCCCAACTAACGGGCGTGATCTCCAAAGTCGCCGCGTTAAATACGCAATCCGTAATCTCTAAAGAAGGATCCTCAACTACGTGCGCCTCCGCTTGTTCGAACGCCCGCCCCCATCCTTGAGGGTCTTGGGGGCTAGTTGTAGCCCGAAAAACCGGGGCGCCGACCATCTCAGAGTCCGTCGCATTGTTCCCCTGGTCTTGTCGAGAACCTCGATCGTTCCCGCGATCTCTTTCACGACTGAGTATAATGTCGGGTAGATCCTCGGCTTGCCCAAAATTTTGTACCCCTGCTTCTGAACCTCGACTCGGTAAACTCGCCCCTCGTATTCCCTCTCGAGAATCATCCCCGGCCGCAGACGAGCAATCGCGGGAATCCGTCGTTCCCGTTCCCATCGACCGCGATCGTGTTCCGGCGACCATTCCCAACCGGACGCCCGATCCCGCACAAGGCCCGCAGTTTCCCGTTGTCGGGTCGTAGCCGGATCCGCCGCAGGCCGCGCAGATCCGGCCTTCATAGGGTGGCGAACGCCCCCTTTCGAGGCCGCCAGTATTTCTGGATTTTTTCGAGGCCGCCCTAACTTGCGTTTTTCAGGTGCAGGGAGTACCCCAATATTTTCAGGATTTTTTCGAGGCCGCCCCGGGCCCCGCTTTACGGGCTCCTCGACCCGGGTATATTTTAACTCACGCGATTTGATTTCAGGATTCTCAGGATTTTTTCGAGGACGACCCGGCCCACGTTTTGCCAAAACAGGAGGAACGGCAACCTCTTCAAGATTTTTCCGGGGACGCCCCGGCCCACGTTTCACCGGGGTTACTGAAGGAGAACCAACAGACGCGGGGGGCGCGACCGGCATGGTCGGGGGCACCCGCGCTTTTTCCGATTTGGGGTTCTCGACCGCCTCCTCTACCTCCTCGGCCTCCTCCTCGGCCTCCTCCTCGGGCTCCTCCTCAATTGGCCTCTCTGGGGGTTCCTCCGTGAACTCCGACTCAAATTCCTCGGCCTCCTCCTCGAGTTCCTCCTCGGCCCCCGCCTCGGCCTCCTCCTCGAGTTCCTCCTCGAGTGCCTTCTCGAGTTCCTCCTCAGCCTTCTCCTCCTCGAGTTCCTCCTCAGCCTCCTCCTCGAGTTCCCCCTCGGCCCCCGCCTCGGGTTCCTCCTCGAGCCCCGCTTCCTCCGCTTTTTGCGGGGGCAAAGGTGGCGAAGCCGGTGAGGGCTGAGGTTCTACAGACATCGAAAAAGCCTGATCTTGATACGCGATCGCAAGTAGAATCGCCTCTGGGCGGATTCCCGAGGCCTCCGCGATTTTCTCGGGCTCCTGGTACTGGGCCTGCAACTCGCGCAACGAAACCCGCGCGAATTCCCCGAGACAGTTTCGCTCCTCCGAACAACCGAGACATGCACTCCCCAGCAGGCCCTCCCAAAGCAACCCAAAGCAGTCCGGCAGCCCTCCGCGCGCTTTCATGTGCTCCTCCGTAGTATTTAAGGTTCGATACGCCAAGCAGCCGCAATTGTCAACGAAAATCGTCGCTGACATCTCGGTCCTGTAACTAACTGATTATTCATGATTATCTTTGATCTTCTCCAGCAACTCGAGAAAAATCTTCTCGATTGACGCAACCAACCGCGCTCGCGGTCGCTGCGCCAGAACTGGAGCAACAAGAGTAAAAAAAGTCGCGGCCGAAAGCACGAAAAAAGCGTTTTTCGGAATCTGCAACGCCGCGCAAATGGCCTCGACCCCCTCAACAATCTCGGGAGGCAACCGCAAATCAGTTTTTACTCGACCCGCCTGGGGCCCCAAAACGCTCTCTCTCATCTGACGCCTCCTACAAAAAAGCCAAGCGTGACATACCTGATGCAGATCGCGCCTGGCTTCGATACGCATCAATCTCAGCGCGAGGCCGAGAACCAGGATCACCCGAGGGCAAAAAAACTAACCGCAAATTAAACAAACCGGCAAGCATGGGCGCCGCCGCGCGCATCTCGGGCCAAGCCCCTTCCGGTTCCGTTGCGGAGGGCCCGTCCCACATGAGATCAATCGCTCGAACCCCCGCGCGCTTCAATTTCAAAATCTGGATCGGCGTTATCCGTTTGCCAAAGGTACAAACCGCCGAAGGACCTGCGTGGATGCAATCAATCGGGCCCTCGACAATCGCAACTCGAGGATAAGTCCGAGCAACCTCGAGGTTCATAAGAACCTCGGAAGCGCCGACACCAGTGCCTCGTGGTGGATTAAGAGCCTTCAGAAAATTTTCTCCCGGGCGCGCATCGCGCAAAGCGCGCCCCTGAAAATAAACCAGGCGCCCGTGTTCCCAGACCGGGAAAATAACCCGGCCAGCGTAGCGTCCCCAAGGGCACCAAACGAGCCCAAAAAGACGCACATCTTCCATTGTAATACCACGTTTCTCAAGATACGTCAATGGGCCGTATAAACCCGCGATCGGTTGCCAGCCTTCAGGGGGTTCAATCCGCGGTGAAACAAAACTCGGCAAATCCCGCGCGCCCTCCTCCTCGAGAGCCAACAAATCTAGCGACAGCCTGGAGCCGTAAACTTTTTGTCGCGCCCGATCGCGTGAGCAACCCTCCAAAAGTTCCACCAAGCCGATCAAGCCACCCGCACCCGCGATCGCCCGCCGCGTCCCATCCCAGCGGGTCTCGTAGCGCTCGCAGACCCAACAGTGCCAACGCCGTTGATCGACTGAAACTGACAATTTGGGTTTGCCGCACTGAGGGCAGATCAAAAGCCACTCGTCCGAGCCCGCCTTACCAGGTTTTCCGCCCTGCTGCTCCAAATAATCAACAAGATCAAATTCGGTGCTCATGCAGGCGCCCTTATTTGTTTTAGTTGCGTTATTTTGGGTTCAACAGGAGGTTGAAAAGTCGGATCCAAATTTGTGATCCGCATACACGCCAAATTGACCGCGACTGGGATAACCTGCCCCGCCACATTATCCCGGTAGAGTTCCGCAAAAAGCCGACCAAAACCAGCATCCCGCTCCCGAGGAGTCCAATTAATCGAGCCGATAAAATCAGCCACCCGTACCTTATCGTAGCAATCAGCGATCTGGCGCGAAGTAATCAGGCGCTCCTCGTTCTCATCCACATCGCCCAACCGTTGTGACTGTGAAGCCGTCCAAACAGCGTAGCCCCGATTCGCAATAATTTTGAGATCTCGGAAAGCCCCTCTCTGCGCCTCAGTTTCCGAACCCGCGCGATCGCGACTCCGCAACAAATCCCCGTAATCAACAATAATCACCCGAGGCACCCAATTGTATTGGCGCTTTAACTCCTGCAATTCATCCTGAATATCAGCGACCGTGTAGCCGAATTTTTCAGTCAGCGCCAAAATCACCAAACGCTGGCGCAAAAGATCATAGTCATACCGCAAAGCCCGCATAATCTCGTCTGACAACCGACCGCCGCAAACCAAATCATAGTGCTGACGGGCAAAACAAGAGTCATAACGCGCCGCAGTCTGTTGCCGGCTACCCTCGAGCACCACGTGCAGCACATTCGCGTCCCCGCGCCGAACAGCCTGAGCCCCGAGGTTGACGAGCATCGTCGATTTCCCACCCTTGGCATGCGCGATCCAAATTCCCAATTCACCGATCGAGAGTCCTCCCCTCAAGATATGATCGAGTTGCCGAATCCCAGTCGCTATCCGGGCCGACAAAGGATCTTCACCAAGGCGCCGCGCAAACCGTTGACCCCACTCATCGAAAAAAAACTCGCGATCAATTAACTTGAACGACAAATTCTGGATCTGATCAGCAACCCGGGCATTCGCCTCGTAGGCCTCGTCGAATTTACCTTCATTGTAAAGATCGCGTACCCTCCGGTAGCCGGCATGAAAAATATTCATGCGAATCCAATCCAGAGTTTTAGTACGCAACCAAGCTTCCGCAGACAAATCAGCCGAGCGCACAGACTCCAAAATAGCCTGGTAAATCTCCCCCTGGGGTGGAGCCAGAAGCCGAGCCTCCTCTAAGAGGACCTGCAACGGCGGGAGCGCATTAAACCGTTCTCGGAAAGACCGAATCAACTTAAAAGCCCAGACTAAAGCCTCCGATTCAAAATACCCTTCACGGACGTGCGGAACTACGACGTTACCAAACTGCGGATCTGCCAAAATCAACCGCAGCAAAGCGCGCTGAAAATCGAACCCAAAGGGAAACACCTCGGGGCCCAGTGCTGGGGTGAGCCGCTCCGCGGACATATGAGAGCCTCAACCACCCAGTTGAGATCGAACCAGCGCAACGATCGGCGGCAAATTGCGCCAACACGCGACCGCCACCGAGCACGTAGCGCACCAGGCAGACTTGGGATGGTATCCTTGGGTCTCCTCCAAACGCGCGGCACAAATATGAGGCGCCCCCGCCAAACGGTACGCTCGTTTTGCGTCCTCTGAGCCGTGCGCCAAATCGCTCCATTGATTGAATCGATAAGGAGAAAAACTTTGCTGAATTTCACGTTCCTCGCGCAAGTACGAAAAAAACGGACTATAATCTTTTTCTTTAATATATTTTAAGAGCATTTTCTCAGATTTAAGAGACCCAGGAGTGAACTGAGGAGCAAAAGTCCAACGACGTGATTTAAACAAAAAATAAAGCCATTTTCTAGAATCTATATTTCTATCTCGGCACCAATTGACCATATCCTCTAAATTTCTTCTTCGTTCCGGGGTGAGTTTAGGTTGCCTAATGTATGATTTTTGTTTTCTTTTCTGGACGCTTACCGTTCGACCCCACCAATTGACGTAATCAGAAAATAACTGATCTACGTTTCCCATGGTCGCCCCCAAAAAAAAACTGTAATTAACTGCCTTCTTTGATTCCTAAAATGGCGTGCTTGTAAAGCATGAGTTCTTCTTCTTTAGCAGACCCCTTTTGTGATACCCCAATCCCCAAACTAAAACGATCGATCCATAGTAGCGTACCGCGCATAAGCTCATCCTCGCCCAGGAGGAAAATTGTAACTGGGCGACCCTTCAACCGCGCAAAAAAATCACGCTCAGGTTTTTTACCTTCTACCGGGGTGGATTTTCGAGTTTCCATGTTGGATCCTTTTCCGTTATCTGCCCGACCAACCAACGTATTAAACGATCCATCTCGTAAACTTCCAAAACTTCCGATTTAGGCACAGAAACGTGTATTTCTCTTCCCAGAGTAGGATCTACCTGGACCTCGAAACGGCCACTCGGAATCGTCTGTCTGTACTCCCTGTAGTATGTCACGACCCGGATCAGGTCGTCAACACCATCGGGCCAGGGCAAGCCCTGAACCAGATCAATCGCGTCAAAAATCACCCATCTGCGCCCTGAGTCTGTCAACCATCGGATTAAGTGGCCACTGTCGCGACACGAAACTCTCGAGCGCCTGGCGGCGATTTCTTCGGATGTTAATCCCTCTGTCATTGAAGTATTTTTCGTCAATTTTATACCCCACGATTTTTGGGTCCCAAGGTAAAATAATCCCTCTTCGCCGCATTCGAGCCAAAGCTAACTCTAATATACTTTTAATTTTCCAAACAGCCAAAGCTATATCTCTAAAATCATCCACCATCTCCTCTCTAGTTACATACCTATCCAATCCATCGTGCTCCAGCAGGCACTTCAAAATCCGTAGTTGCACCGTAGGTGTATTCCTAGCGCAGCGTTTAACACTATACCCTGTTTTCACCGGGGCGCCTCCGTTCCTCGAGCCACCGTGGAAATTCACTTAAGTCATTTAAAACCGTGACTGAAAACGTAGGTTCATCATAAAAAACTTGTAACCTTTGCATACTATGCGAAAGTAAGATTTTATGATGCCGATCCGCAAAATCCACCAAAATAGCCTGCGATTTTCCAGAGGCCGCCGTGCCCACGCGATAAGACGACTGAATCAAACCCACTTTTGCCTTTTCGCCTCGCGCATACACAAGCGCATCTGCGATTGGCAAATCAACCCCTTCACCGATAATTGTGGTCCCAATCAGAATTTGAACTTCCTGTCCCTGATTAAACGAACGCAAAATCTGAACCTGGATACCCCGTTCGCAATCAGTCGAAATAAACTCGACTGGAGAAAACTGACAATGCGAACCCTTTGTAAATAATGGCCGCAGTTTTGAGAGAATCAACCTCCCCTGTCTCTTCGTTCCGACCAAAATTAATACACGCATCCCCGATTGCGCCAAAAACCGCGCGACCTCCGCTACCGTATGATTACGCCACTCGTGCTCATGTATGCCAGCTTTTCCAAAGCCACCATTAAATCTATCGCCCACACCTCGCAATTTAGAAGCAATAACAGGGATGAAAACAACATGAGTTGGTACAAGAAATCCGCGCCGCACCAACTCCTCTGAACTAACCTTAGCAAGAGATTCACTTAATAAAGCCTGCATCGCCATATCGTCATGGCCAGACCGAAAAAAAGTCCCCGTCATTCCAAATCTATAATAAATATGATCACATTTACTGAAAATTTCACTATAACTTTTTGCTGAAGCATGATGCCACTCGTCAACAACAATCATCTCGCGTGTTTTATAAAATTCTGGTGATAGATTCACAGCCGTCGCCGCTGTCGTAACAACTACACGTGCAAACGAGGCCTCTTTCTCTCGAGACACCCCCACCAATTGCATCGCGTAATTGGGTCCAAAAAACCCCTCTATCACGCCCAAGGTCTGAACCACAATTCGATCTGTAGGCGCAATCCAAATCGTCGGGAGCGCCAAACGACGATGAATCTCAACCATCGCCCGCGTTTTTCCGGAGCGCGGAGGATAATCAATAACCCCCCGCCCAAATTCGACCGCCCTCCGTACAGCCTCCTCTTGATAATCGCGCAAGGGAATCGTCACCCCCATTTCTGGAAGTCCTCCACGAGGGCGTTCTCGTTGATCCTCAAACCCTACTTCGAAACCTGCCCTACGAAGTGCCGCCCCAGCTCGCGAAATCAAACCCGTGGGGAACCAGGGCAACGTAGTCCGGGGTATATGCAAAAAATGATACCAACCATCCCACGTTCCCGGAATAGTTATCCCGCGCTCTTGAAGTGCAGCAATTTCCGTAGGGTAACTTAACGCAAGATTTAAAATATGCAAAGCGCCTTCACTAGCACCTCGAACCGAAGTCCTCGAATTCTGTATAGCAAAAATAATCAACAACCACCCCCAATTACAAAATTATGGATTTTTCCCTGGCGAACTCGCTCTACAAGATCCTGAGAAGCCTCCCGCCATCGGCCCGAGGATACCCAAGTATCTCCTTCCCGCCGCTCCAGAATACCAGCACCCAAAATCCTCAAAGACGAAGAATCTTCGAACAACACCAACCGAAACTCGCCCCACTCAATCACGCGCACCGTGCCCTCCCCTGCAAAAATCGGCCCCGACAATCGGAGCCGATCGAAAGCCCACAAGTTGAACCATGGGGCCTGCCAACCTGCCGGCTTTACACGCCTAGAATGGCTTCCCGCACAAAAGCCTCAAGTTGATCTTCAAACACGCTCTTAGTCTCAGCCGTTGCCCCCTCCTGGGAGCAATAAAGCCACGGTATCTTCGCCGCCCCAAAAAGTTTTTTCAATTCCCTTTCAGTAAAATTAATATTAAGGGTCCAGTCACGACTAGGGGGCTCCACCGTCTCTTCTTCGGCAACCTTTTTCTTGGATTTTTTCTCGGTCTTTTTCGCGGCTTTTTTGAGTTTTTTCTTGGCCTTTTTCTGGACCTTTTCGGGTTTCCCCTCGAGCTTCTCGGGCTTCTCGGGTTTTTTTGACTTCTTTTTCGACTTCTTTTTCGACTTCTTTTTCGACTTCTTTTTCGACTTCTTTAACATTTCTTCCTGCTCGACCGGAAGTGGGATCGAGGCTAGATCCGGAACCGGCAACCCTTTCAAGCACTGAGATACTGGGGCCAGGCCCTCGTTCGACGCTCCATCCTGGTCGGAAATCGTTTCTTCGATGGCAATCTTGTCCGCGTCCATCCTGCAACACCTCCAGAATATATAACCAATGCAGTCTATCTTGCTCGTCTAAAATATATTTCGATAATTCCTGGGCTCGGCCAAAGAAAAAATCGCGATCAAATCTAGATAAAGTCATTTTGTCGCTACCTCAATTAAAGACAACCCAGGATACTCCGGGGTCTCAAAAGTCAACGCATCACCCCACCAAAACCAGGCATACTCGCAAGCGTCAGTGCCCCCGTAAACGAACGAGGGCCGGGGCACCAACACCGTGAGACGGCGCACAGGATTTCGGCGCCAAAAATCAACCCGCCGACGAGTCCCCAGAAAGTTTAGGCGCAACAGAAAAGCAGCTACCAAAGGCTCAAGAAAGAGAGCCCGCTCAATGAATGCGCGCGCCTGGGAGAACGGAGGATTGCTCACGACAATCGATCTCCCCAAACGCTCAAGAGAACCCCACGTCAAAAAATCGTCACCGCGCCCTTCCGCGTACTCCACCAAATGGAGTCGCGGCTTTGGGGATCCTGGGCGAATCGAAAGAATGCGCTTCAGCAAAGAATTCCCGATCCGGCCATCACCCGCGCCAGCGTCGATGATATGCCTACATTGACTTACAATAGGCAAGTCCACGAGGCGATCGACTAGCAAATCGATGCACCACTGAGGCGTTTCGTAAGCATCGTTTGCGCTCCGCGGTCGGTCGCCCCTATTGCAGCCAGTGAAACTCATGATTTTTGCCTCTACTCCACCAAGGCGTGTTTGTCAACAAAAATTTTGGGGTCAGTCGAGGAAATGTTTAAAAACCGCCTCCCACATGGCAATTGCAGACGCACCCGATAGCAAACCGATCATGATCGAGTCATCCCAGTGCGCCCCTCCCGATAGCCCAAAAACAACGTCAACCGCAACACCAATCGCCATGCAGATCAAAGGTAGTCGCTTTTTTAATCTTGCTGGAATACATCTCTTCGTCAGCATAAACCAACATTTTCGGAAGCCCCATAAAAAAAACATTAAGACCATACCAACAATACACACTGTTGGTGGATCCCAATGACATTTCTCCATGAGGCCTCCTTTCTGAGCTAATCGTCGTCTTCCTCGTCGTCGTCGTCGTCGTCGTCGTCGTCCTCCTCTTCGTTTTCAGCTTCCCTATCTTCTTTATCTTCCCCGATCTCAGCCAAAAAAGGCAACCCCTTTTCATCCAACTGAATCTCTATATCCGGGGCAAACTCCATCGATTCTGATAGCGCAACCGTACCATCGGGATTTTTAATCTGGGTCAAAACATGCACGAGGCAACCCACGTTATCGATCGCCAGAGCTTCCGTCACCATCACCAAATTTTCCGAACTATCTTTCGCGAGAAGTGTCCACACGAGAGCCTCCCTTAGCAAGGGTCTTCTTCTTCGTCCGCAAGTTCTTCAGCTATTTCTTCCGCATCCTCCGCTTCTTTTTCCGCGGCGTCAGCCGCATCTTCCTCCGCGTCCGCGAGTTCTTCCGCGATGTCTTCCGGATCATCTTCGTCAGCCGCTTCCTCGGCTGCTTCTTCCGCTGCCTCTTCGGCAGCCTCGAGAGCGTCGGCTGCGTCCTCTGCCTCATCTAGCGCATCCTCTTCCGCGTCCTCGGGATCTTCCTCATCTGCGGCCTCTTCGGCAGCCTCTTCCGCAGCTTCAGCGGCTTCTTCCGCCTGCTCAAGTTCCTCGCATGGATCAATTCTGGAAACCATCGCAGGACCTCGCTAGGTTTGATTCCGTTCATTCGTCCGCTGCAAATGATCATGATTATTATTATACACCATAGTTATGTTGCTAACATGATGTATTTCACACGAAGTATTGCTATTAATATGCACATCGTTGTTGATATCTTTCTCGATATCATCGCTGATTTCTTTTCCTTTACTATTGGTCAGAGAAGAACCCGGAAACGCGGTATCATCAACCTGATTCGTCATGATTTCACCTCTTCCGCGTTGACGGGCATCTGATCAATATGCCCCGTAGATCGATATTGTGCTGCACAATTAGTAACATTCATATAAGCTGATTGAATACCCTGGCCCGTAGCCTTGAAATTAGTGGCATTAAAAATTCCGTAATTTAATCCCTCCTGGATAGCATCCTGATTCGCCGCAAGAAACAAGAATTCCCAATTGTATTTTTCTCGCTGATGTTTAATCATCTCGAATATCTTGGCACGGTTAAATTCTTGCGAAGAATTTTCCTCGCCATCTGTGATGATCACCACGAGAACTTTCCCCGGGCGTTCTTCCTCAGAGGTCTGGCGCAGCCGTTCCCCCACCCTCAAGAGAGTGATCCCAATCGCGTCCAGCAAAGCCGTTGATCCCGTTGGAAACAACTCCCAAGGTTCCACGTCATGGATCGGTTTATTCTCGCAAACGATACTCACACCGCTCGAAAATTCAACAAATGTCAAATTAGCGTTCCCTGGCAACTTCTTCTGTTCTTCGAGAAAAAAATTGAATCCTCCTTCCGCGTCAGCGCGAATGGATGCCATGCTTCCACTGCGATCTGCGATAACTACGATCTCAGTCAAATTTCGGTTCGGCATAAATTCTCCCTTGAAAAGGTGTGACCCGCGAACCCGAGTCCCGACGGGGGGAGACAAAGACCCCGGCGCGCGGGCCACTAACTATATTGTTAAGTTTGATTCTTAACATTAGTTCGTCTCAAATTATCATCATTATTATAATAATTTATAGTGATGTTACTTATATGTTGTATTCTACACGCAGTATTATTATTTATATGAACATCAATATTTACATCCTTCTCGATATCGTCAGAAATCTCTTTCCCCTTACTGTTCGTCACGGTCGGCCCGGGCGCATCTTCCGACTTATCCGTACCTACTTCTGGGAAAGTGGGCTGTTCAACGACACTGAGGGCGCCTTGCGGGCGAATCTCATCGAGATCGATGGCTGGAAGGACTTTTTTGATTTTCTTCCTGGAAGCCATAGAATTCCCTTCTTTGAGAATCACCCCAGCTTAATTTTAAAGAATCAAAAAGGGAAGAAAATTTTTGTTACATCTTCCAGACGCGAACAGTGCCGAGGAGTCGATCGATATTGGGGTCGTTCGCCGATTCTTCCGACGATTCCTTTCCATCTGACAGAGTTGCATTTACGGTGATCGAGCCGTAGCAGGGCGGCTCCAAGCAAATGATACCACCATTATCGGGGCAATTCAACCAGTTGCGGTAGAGAACGATATCGATGGGTGCGGCCACATCTTCTACAAGAACGTCCACGAATCCATATCCAGAATAAACCACGCGCTCCAGGCTGTTCACCGCGTCAATCGAAATCTTTCTGGCAAGGCCCAGAGGGACATCCGAGATGATTCCGGTGATGTAGGTGAAGTCCTTGACGTTCAGGCTCTCCGGACCGATTGGGGGGCTGATATCAGCCGCGCTCACGGTGGCGTAAGCATCGGCAACGCCGCACTGGTCCCCGGTCAGAGGGATGGTGATGGCGACGAAAGCTCCCTCGCCACCGGAAGTAGGGGCGCCGCTGCAAGCGGCAAGCACTGCCAGACAGAGGACGAGAACCAGATTTTTCATTGACGCGCTCCTTTTTTGGCCCCACGGTAATTCGTGAGAGCCGTTAGCAACTATTTAGAGGGCGACACTCCGACCGTTTCACGCACGTGAGTTTCGAAAGTGGCCTTAAAACTGCGCAAATCCTCATTAACGGCCGCCTGCGCCTTAAGCGCAGCATCCATCTTGGCCAATTCAACTTTGATCTTGCCCAAAGCACTAGCAGCAACCTCGGCCCTCGTCTTGACCGGCGCGAGCCCTCGCGCCAGAGACTCCCCAAGGGTTAACACGCAGACCTCATTAAGGTTTGGACCAAAGCAAGGCGCCGACTGAGTTGTAGAGTCCCAGTACGCCGTCGTTGCTCAGTGTCAACCGTGCCGCGCCGGAACCCACCGTGTTGCTTGCCCAGACGGGTTTGTTGTCACTTCGGTACATAACCAAGTTGCCATCTTGTTGCACCAAGAGGCGCGCGCCGCCCTTACCGTTCGTACCACTGGCCCACCGAACAGTCATGCTCGGAAAATTCCGCAAGACGAGATTGCCATCGCTATCTTGGAAATACAGTCGCCATTCAGCGTTGGAACTTTCCAAATATTTGCCCGGAAGCAAAATTTGATCGACCACCAAAGTATTCAATTCGTCTGGCGGTGGAGGCGGGGGAGGCGGCCCCATTGTAAGATTGAACGAAAACTGACTCGCGCTGTCCGTATAGAAACGCGCAGTTTCCACGCCGTAAGTATAAGCATAAACCTTATTTTCATCGGGCCGGAATTGATAATACCGGAATTTCCCCACCTGAGTCTCACTCTGGTAGTCCGTGAGTAAAATATGAACCGTGTGCCCGAAATCGTTTTTCTGCGTGATGTACTTCTGTCCGTGCATGTGCCCGCAAACGACCATGATCACGTTGTCATGCGACTTGATCATCGACCAAATTGCGGAACCCTCGGCCGTCAAACTGCCATCGGTGTTCAAATAAGAATGAGTCGCGATGATCGCGCGGCGGTTCATATTGGCGTGAAGGATATCCTCGGCCCATGCGCGCTCTTTTGCATCGGGCGCGTGGGCCAGGTGCGTGATCACAAAATCCAGGCCACTCGCACTGAACAACTGGTAGCTATTCGTATTTTTACCCTGATAGCCGCCACCGTACCAGGTTTCCCCCGCATATTTAGAGTAAGGGAAAGAATTGTTGAAATTAGCATAATCCCCAGGGGAATCGTGATTCCCTGGAGCGAGGCCATAGGGCACGACACCATCCAATTGATAAAGAGCCGTTCGAGCCGCACTCCATTCCGCCGAAGTATTATTGTAAGTAATGTCGCCGACCTGGGACACGAATACAATATTCAGCATACCTGCGTTATCCCGAGTCCAACGCATTTGATTGACGAACTTGCTTGGAGCGCAGCAGGTCATCGACTGCGCGTCGGGGACAACAGCCAGCGCAAAGGGGGGAGTCGTAACCTTCAATTTAAGGGTATCGGTTTTTTCGTCCGAACCGCAACCGATCACCAAAAATAGAATCGCGTACAGAATCACCAAGCCCGCGATCAACCATCCCCGAAAATCCATAGGCGCCTCCCGATATCCAATGTTAAAGTTCAACTGCGCTGATCTGGGGAAAGCGTAACAGAATTTTTATTGTAGATCAAATCCAGGCAAGCAGGCAAAGATCAGAAGGGCAGACAAAACGCAAAATTGTTACAATGTGCCTAAGCTATGTCCAGATTTTTCCCTAATGCTACAGGAGCAGGCGGCCATTAAAACCACCGAGGTACGTTTTTTCTTCCTTGGGGCAACGGTAAGTTAATAGCAAATCGCACGTCTGCGGATCTCGAGAGCCCTCAAGTTCGTGCAATTCACCGCAAGCGGTGCAGCGAATCTGATCCCCGATCGCAACAGATTCGCCTAAATCCTCGGGTCCAATCATAGTAAGAGGAAGAACTCCATTTTCTTCCTCCGCCTTCAAATCCCACATGAAAACCGCAAGGGACACGCCCATCAGAGCAGCAGAGCAAAGCGCCCTCGAGGCCTCCGGGTCCTTCCCGAGAGCAGCCACGAACTGGCGCACTGATTCCGAATTCGACTTCGCAACTGCCCCGTTCCACGGACAGGGCCTATTTGTGATCTCTGGCTTCATCGGATACAGCCTCCATACAGACCGGATACAGACCTCATACAGACCCCTGTGCATCGCCGGTCCCTCTGCAATCCTCGCACTCGTGAGCCGGGTCGCAGTACACGTCAGACCGGCGTTCTTTGATCTGGCCGGTGCCGTCGCACGCCCCGCAGGGTGGGACTGTTTCCCAGTGTTTCCTGCGACATGCGCAGCGCCGCGATCTCGCAGTACCGCTCCTCGATTTCGATCCCGATGGCTCGGCGGCCGAGGTCCTTGGCGGCGCGGAGGGTAGTTCCCGAGCCCACGAAGGGGTCGAGGATGGTTTCGGATACGTCAACGGAGACGAGGGAAAGCACGAACGTGATCCACTTCATCGGTTTCGCACACGGATGGCCGCCCAAGTTGTCAGAGCGCGCGTGGGACTGCATGGACGAAGGCGACTTCGGCCCTCCTGGTCGCTTGCCGTAGAACAGGATCGGATGGAAGCATACGAAGCCCCACGGCCCGCACCCAGCGCCGGCTGGGCAGTACACGCAGCCTACATCCCGCGGCTGCGGATAGCGCCACATCAGCCGGATACCGGAGAACACAGCCCCGCGCTCAGTCTTCGCTAGCGCCAGGCGCACAGCGTCAGGGCCAGCGTCCCCATCGTCAAACGTGGAGTATCCACCGTGCGCCCGTGTGTGTTTCGTTGCCTTGCCAGCGAACGAGACTCCATAGGGCGGATCTGTAACAAACGCATCAAACATCAGCCCCGGCAACACCTCGCGACAATCGCCGTGGTAGATCGTAATCCCACCGCTGTTGTAGTATGGAACCATCTGTTAACCTCGCTCCGTTTTTCTCTCGCTGTTTACCAGCGTGATCGTCGTCCGTGAGCGCCTCCGAGGCTTTCGACGAGGCTTGCACTTGGGGCAGAAGTCCTTGCCGCCCTCGGCTACGTGCTTCCAACCCTTCGCTTTCGAAAGCGTAACAGAATTTTTATTGTAGATCAAATCCAGGCAAGCAGGCAAAGATCAGAAGGGCAGACAAAGGCAGACTTTTAGGGAAACACAATCGGCGTATTCATAATATCGTTGACTGCCGAGTTGCACTAACTCCTCGCGCATCTGGTGGGCGTAGAAGCAACGTCGCGAAAGTCCGACGCTTCCGCACTTGTCGCAACGAACCTCAATGAAAATCACGGGCGGCCTCCATTCTCTGCGCGTTGACTTCTCTCGCTGTTAAATCCGTGGCCCGGGGCGAGTACCTTCGCAACTGCCCCGTTCCACGGACAGGGCCTATTTGTGATCTCTGGCAAGACGCTCAACCTCCTTCAGCAGACCATCCTTGTTCCAGTGGTGCTTGTCGTCCGGGTCGAGAATCGCCCGCAGTTCTGCACACACGTCGGCGTGGCCTTCGTGACGACCGGCCTTATAGTCTTGCCCGTCCGTCCCTCCTCTCGTGCGCT